TGTTTATCGTTACAATGGTTTTATATCTGCTTTCAGAGATGGTGGTATATTTAACATGGATGAAATAGATGCTGGTAATGCTAATGTGTTAGTAGTTATGAATAGTGCTTTATCTAATGGGTTTATAGAATGTCCTAATGGAGAAATGATATATAGCCATAAAGATTTTAGATTTACTGCTACCGCTAACACAGTTGGTAGAGGTGCTACGAGTAAGTATGTTGGTAGAAACAAACTAGATAGTGCGACTATGGATAGATTTGCTGTACTTAACTATGAGTTAGATGAAGATATAGAACTTATGATGTGTGGTAACGATAAAGAGTTCCACAAAGCTATTAAAGCTATGAGAGTTGAAGCTGATAAGAACTATGAAGACTTTATGATTAGTCAAAGAAGTTCATCAAGATTATATAACCTTATTACAAATGGGTTTAGTATTACAGATGGATTAGAAATAGCTGTTTTTAAAGGTTGTGATGAAGATATAGTGAAGACTTTAACTAAGAAGTTCTGTAACATATATACAATGCCTACTGAGAGTAATTCTAAGGTACCTACAGAGACAAAAGAAGTTGAACCTGAAGAAGTAGTTGAACCTGAGTATGAAGAGCCTAGTAGAGATGATACAGATGAACCAGATGATATGGATTGGTAAAGGATAAATTATGGCAAAGATAAAGAAAACTGATTTAATGTTTAACAATGTATCAGAGTTTGAAAGATACCTTGCTAAAAATAGTAGCAAACCATCTTTTAATAATGTGTTAACTAGAGAGGAGTTTAGGTTCTTTCAAACAGAGGATTGGAAAGGTTTTGAAGACTATATGAGAGATGGTAATGTTGATGTTACTGCTGATTTAAGAAAGAACACTAAGTATTATATAGATTTGTTTGAACAACAAGTTACTGAGAGTTCTGCTTATCAGTTTGATGTAGTTGGAGAGTTCTTCGATATTGGTGCTGTAATGGTAGGAGAACCAGAAGCTTGGATTAAAGAGATAAAGATTGAAGATGATAAGTTTATAACATTAGATATTCAAGGTATTTATAAAGATGGTACAGACTTAGAGATGATTAAGAAGAATGGTTCTAAGGTATTTGCTATTGCGACTGTACTAGAAGAGCAAGGGTTCTTAGTTAAGATTAATATGCACTACTCATCTATGGATAGTGGTGGTAGAAACACTGAGTTTAATTCAACCATTAGAGTTAAAGATTATGATGGTGTGTTAGATTATAAGAAGTTTGGAATACTGTTAGGTGTACCGTTCTTTAGAAGAGGAATACTTAGAGCAATGGAGATAGAATATGGTGTTGGTGTAAATAGTGGCTTTGGTCGTCCTAGCTACTCAGTGGATGGAGAGATTAGATTAGATAGTTCAAGTGACTTAGATAACCTTGAAGCTAAATTAATGAAGGATAAGTAATGGCATTTAAGAAAGGGAATATATATATTATACACAGTGAAACAATGGGTCACTGGTATATGGTAAAGCAAACTGGCATGAAGACTTGGGTAGCCATGAACTTCACTAATATAGACATAGCTAATGATAAGGAGGTATTCAGTGGTAATGGTCAAGCCTTATGGGCTAAACTACAGCCAAGAAATGATTGGAAGAGATACTTTACAAATAAGTTGTTTAGGCAGGGTATGTACGACATACTAAGTTATGGTTACTTTAAATAGCAGGTTTGGTTATTCTACTCATGCACTAGAGAGAGGTTTAGAAAGAGTATTTGAGTTTGAACCTCCTTATTCAACTGAACAGTTAGACCACATGAGAGAGTACCTAAAGAAGTTTGTTACTTGGAATCAATTCACAAGTAAGTTTGTGCTAGATGAATATAATATAGAACTTGTTATAGTTGGCAATTCAGTAGTTACACTGATAGTTGTTGAGGATAAAGGTATTCCTTACAAGAAGGTAGGAGAGTTTATGAAAGCTAATCCTAAAAAGACATTAAGAATGGGGAAGACTAGAAATGGTAAGAGCAGATACAAAAGTAAATCACACGATTGATGAGATGATTCGTATTCATTTACGATTAGCAGTAGAGATAGCGGAGATAGACTTAGAGCTATGTAGAATAAAATATGGAGAAAGAAAATGATTGATTTTATGCATCAAGTGATGGGTGGTGGTATTGGTGGTGTTAATTGTGGTGGTAGAGAAAATGATGTTGTAATAGGCAGAGCACAAGACCTAGCCATAATGGAAGCCAAGGTGTATCAATATCTAACATATTCAGCAGACAGAGCACAAGAGTATGCTAAACAAGGTATGTTAACCATGATAGGAACCGTTAAATACGATAAGAATGGTAGAAAGTATACTCACCGTAAATACAAAGTTACACCGTTGGGGTTTGCTACATATAGTGGTAAATCTTGTTTAGACCAAAAAAAAGGAGAATAAATGGAAGAATTAGCGATTAAATTAGAGGCTAAGTATGGCTTAGTTATGACAAGAAAAGAAGTAATGGAAGCAATGAAGGTTTCTAACTCTACTGTAAAGAGATTTGAAGATAGAGGTTGGATAGTAAGAGTACCAAACCAAGGGAAGATAATCAGATTTAGCTGTGAGAATGTAGCTAAACTAATGATAGGAGAAGGTTGTGAATGTTGATGATTTATGGAAGAACATATTTAGTTATTCCGATTATGAGAAAGGTGGTCAGTATTCAGCAAGTGATATAGTTGGAGATTTGTTAGCTGTAAAGCTAAGAAAAGATAATCCTGATATACATGATATGAAGTATGAAGATAAGATAAGTGCTTTTATTGGTTCAGCCATACATCAAAGAGCAGAAGATTGGTTAGAGAAAGAAAATGCTTTTGGAGAAACCAACTATGAAGCAGAAGTAAAACTGAAGTTCAAGAATATAAGTGGAACAGCAGACCTTAGAATAGATGGAACCATTATACTTGACTATAAGACTGGAAAAGAAACTTCTATACAGTCAAAGATACGAGAGATAAATAACAAGAAAGATAGTTCATGGCAAAAACAGATTAGTATATATACTTATTTGAACCATAAACAAAACAAAGTAGAGTATGGAACCATAGGTTATATCGCTTGGTTGTGTACGGACTCACAGAAGCACGGAATACTTGAAGTTGAACTCTTACCTATCCAAGAGGTAGTTAAGCTCCTGAAGGACTTCCTAGTAGCCATAGAAGGCGATGTTAATGAAATGGAGAAGTGTAACCTTTGTGTTAAGTTCAAACATAGATGGTGCGGGGTGAGAAGTATCTGTCCTAAATGGAATGCAGATAGAAATTTAAATGATGTAGAGGATTGGTAAAAAAATATAGGTAAGGTAAGGTAAAGGTAAAGGTATAGGTAGAGTATGTAAGTATTCGTTACGAAGTCGTTACGGAAATATACGAAACTATACAATTGCTATATAAGTTATATATAAGAAACATTACAGTAAACTGTGAAACAACTAAAGAAAGGAAGTATATGAAAACAACAACTAAGAAAGGTGTAATGATTAACCTTGATAGTAATGTTATTCAAATTCTCAAGGACTTAGCTGAAAAAAACTCTAGCTCAATGAGCCAAGTGGTAAGAAGGTTGATAATAGATGAACGAGATAGACGAGAAAAAGAGAAATAGAGTATTAAATCTATTTAAGGGAAAAACCAAAGATTGTATCCCGAAGACATACCGTTCATTTTCGGGGATGAGACAAGCTAATGGTAAACGAACCATAAAGCTAATGTTTGGATACGACTCTAGTAAAAATGCAATATATTCTGATGCTGTTGAAATTCAGACATTAGCTATGTTTTTAGAAGTTCAAAGATTGTTAGACTTGAATTTAGATAAAGATATAACTCCTGATGATTTATTCAGTGGTTTAGATGAAAAGGATTTTTAAATGGAGCTTTGTATAGATGATACTGGAGATAAGGCTAAACTAACCATAACCAATGGTTCAAAGACCTTACTACGAAAGAGCGGAACCATTAAGAGTTTATTAAAGCTTGTTTATAGTGGTACTAAGAAAGACAATGTGAAACAGTCCATAATCGAATTACAACCAATGTATAAGTTTATGCAAAAGTCACTCACTAAAATAGATATAAAGGACTGATATGAAAGACCCAAAGGTTATAGCATTATTCTATGAAAGAAAAACATTAGGTAGCTTTGAAATGGCTCTAATGGACTTATACGGTAAAGCAGATGAACAGAACAAGAAAGACTTAGCATTAGGCTTTCCAGAGTATTACTTAGCTTATATGGCTTGGTTTCATAACGATTATAAAAAGGATAAATAATGACTGCAGAAGAATTTAAAAAAGAAACAAGACTCACTAGAGGTAGATTAACTAACTTAGACAAGGAATTAAATCTTATCTACTATGAAGGTATTGAGGAACTTCAACTACTGTGCTACAAGAATAAGCAGATGGGAATAGTTAACATAGCAGAACTTACATACCTTCCAATTAGCGGTCAAGAGCAATGGTATGAATGGTTAAGCGAAAAAGGCTTTAAAGCCACTAAAAATGAAATGGAATTAAAGCTTAGCCTCATTAAAATAAATTCGGATGAAGAAGGAGAATAGTTATGGCTGTTACTGATGAATATAGAGAATTAAAATCACAAGAGAAGGTTGATTTGTTTACAGAGTTGTTTGATTTGAAAGAAGCTAAAGCAAATATAGATAAACGAATTAAAGAGTTAGAGAAAGGTTACAAGGAAGAGATTAGCATTCATGGTTCAGATGTATTCTATATCTTACCTAATGGTACTAAGTTCTCTATTAAGAAGTCTATGAGAAAAGGTGGATACATAACTGATAAGGTTGATAGATTTATTGAAGACAATGGTTATATGATTGAAGACTTTAAGAAAGATGACACACAGATTATGACACTGAGAAAAGACAAATAGATGAGAGTCGATAAGGAAAAGTTAAATCCTCTAGTAAGGGATGTAATGGAATTGGTTTTAAATATTAAACCTGATGTTCCTCAGAACCTAATCCTAATTCTAATCTCTTATGCTTTTGCTGAAGTAAGTTCTAACCTTAGAGCTAAGCTGAAGTTGTATGATGGAACCACTAAACCATTAAACTTCTATGGTTACATATTCGGAGAGTCTGGGGTTGGTAAAGATGTTTCACTGAATGCTTTAAATAGAATATTCATAGATAGCTTTACTGAGAGGATGAAGAAAGGACATGATAAGTATAGACTCAAGTATTGGGAACAGAGAACTATGGAATTGGTTGATGAAGAATGTGAAGATGTTGAAGCTGTAATCAAAGAAGAGATGAGAATGGTTTCTCCTTTCAGCTATAGAATATCAAGCGGTACTGAAGCTGGTATCTCTAAAGCTAGAGTTACAAGTAGTTACTATAAGATTGGAGCCATTAACTTAGTTATTGATGAACTTGGTGTTAACTATCCAAAGCTTAGAGAACTTCTAGGACTTATGTTATCTAGTTATGAAGATGGAGATACTTCAGCAAGAATGTTAAAAACTGAGTCTGTAGTAGCTGTTAAAGGTGTTCCATCTAACTTTCTAGGTTACTCTAGCCCTACACTTATATTTGATGGTGGAGCTACTGAGAAAGCCTTAACAGATGATATGTCACAAGGTTTCGGTAGAAGAAGTTTTTGTGCATATTCAATGAAGCCTGATAAAGAAAAGCTTACAGCCGCAGAGATGGTTGCTAAGAGCAGAACCAAAGCAGATGATAATACAGACAAGATGAAGGAGATGAATAGCTACTTTGGTAAGTTAGCAAACCCTAAGAATATGTATAAAGAAATTATGATGACTGAGGAAGCTGAGATTAGATTAGCTGAGTATCAAATCAAGTGTGATGAAGTTGCAGAAGCTACAGCAAACATATCAGACCCAGAGAGACTTGAGTTAATCAACAGACCTTGGAAAGCTGCTAGATTAGCTGGAGTATATGCTTTTGTGTCTAATGAAGATGATATAGGTATTGACTATATAGAACAAGCTATCTATGTTGCAGAGATTTCAGGACTAGGTTTTCAGAAAGTATTTAATCAACCACCTACTTACGAGAGAGCATTTAACTTTATTAAAGGACGAAGTAAAACTTCTGATGTTGATTTAGCTAAACAACCATGGTTTAAAGGAAACCAAACACAGAAGAGAGAGTTACTATCATTAGCTAGAGCATTTGGCTACGAGAATGATTGTTTGTTTAGAGTTAAAGAAGTTGAAGGTGTTGAGTTCTATTCGTTTGCGGAGGTTCCAAAGACTGATGTAGATAATATTACTGTAAGCATATCTAAACATCAAGCTAAAGGCTTTAAACCAAAGAAGGTACCATTTGAATTGCTACACGAAGCTGTATGTAATCCTGAGTTAATGTATTCAGCTGGTACATTTGAAGGTGGACATAGAACAAAAGGTAACTACAAGCAGAAACAAAATCTTATTATTATTGATATAGATGATGGAATGAAGCTAGAAACCGCTAAGATGATGTTCGCAAATTATAAGTGTCTGATAGCTACAACCAAATCTCATCAAAAAGATAAGAATGGTTTAACTTGTGACAGATTTAGAATTGTATTCATAACAGATAGAACCATTAAGTTAGAGTCAGAAATGTACTCAAGATTTATGGCTAATGTTTATGACAGTCTTGGAGTTCCAGCAGATGAAAGCTGTAAAGACTCAAGCAGAATGTACTACGGTGCTAAAGGAGAGTATTGGTACTCAGATGGAGAGAAGCTATTTGAAATCAGTGACTTAATTCCTGAAACTACAAAGGAGAAAGAAAGAAAGACAATGTTAACTAGCAGTGGTGTTGGTTCAACAACTGGATTAGAAAGAGTATTGTTAGAAGATGCTATGAAAGGTAATCGAAACCATACAATACTGAAATATGGAATGTTCCTGATAACTAATGGTTACTCTATCGGAGACTCAAGACGAAAAGTTTTAGAGTTCAATGATAAATTACCTGAGAGTTTAACTGAGAAAGAAATCAGAGGAACTATATTTAAAACAATGGAGAAGAAAAATGACTCAACAAGAAGCTAAAGATTTAATCAGCAATCAAAAAGAACAACTAGAAGAGATGAATGAGTTACTTAGAGATAAGAACTTAGAGCTAATAGAAAGACCTACTAGAACTATGATAGAAGTAGTTGAAGTAATTATCACTAACTCAGAGATGGGTGGAGAGAACTTAGGTGGATTATTTGAAGCCTTAGCAATCTGTCAAGGAGAGTTTAGTTCTGTAAAGAAAGGTTCTAGTGCTCATGGATACAACTATGCAGATATTGAAGCAGTATTAAAAGCTGTTACTCCAATCACTTCAAAGAATGGTATTAGTATCGTTCAGATGAATGTATCTAAGATGCAAGGTAAAACTCCTCTTGTTGGTGTTAAGACTATCCTTGGTCATAAAGATGGTGGTTGGATGAGTTCAGAGGTGTATATTCCAGTAGCCAAAACTAAGATGAATACCTTAGTACAGATGGCTGGAGTTACGATTACTTATCTTAGAAGATATGGAATACAATCAGCACTTGGTTTAAGTACAACTGATAACGATGGTAAAGACGACTAGAAAATAGTTTAACAACACAAGATGTCGCTTGAAAGGAACAAATAAAAAGAGAATATTATGGCTGAAAAAATGAATGAAACAAATGGTAAAGTAGAAGAAACTGAAACAACAATGTCAAGTGCTTGGTTAGATGATGAAGATGATATAGTTGAAGAAGATGAAACAGTATTTGGTGGTAGTGAGTCAAACTTCATAGAAGGTTATGGAGTACATACAGTAAAGATTACTATGGCTAAGAGAATTACTTTTCCATCATCTAAAGTAGAGTTTATTGAGATAGACTTCATGGATAAAGAAAGTAAGACTCACAGAGAGAAGTTTATGGTTCGTGGTAGAGACGGTAAATCATTCTTTATGAAAGGTAAAGTAAAGACTCAACACTTTGGTGTAAACAAGATTAAGTCTCTATTGAAAGTTGCTAATGTATTCCCTGATGTTGAACCTAAGAAGTTAATGGCTTCATTATATGGGAACACTGAAGAAGCTGAAGTTACTTGGACTGAGTATGGTAACGAAAAGACTGAAGAGTTCTTAGTATTCTTATCTCTTATTGATGTGAAGGTTAAAGTTTGTCTTACTTCTAAGAAAGAAAACACTCAGAAAGCTCAAGAACAAGATGACAAGAAAGATAAGAAGTATGTAGAAGCTTGTATGAAGGCTACCAAGGCATATGTTAAGGCTAATCCGAAGAAGAAGTCACTGAAGAAGTTTGATGACGATGAAGCGGCTTATGTGAATGTATATAGATGGTTTGTTGTTTCTAGTGTTACTCATTTTTGTTCTCTTAATGGTTTGTTTGCTTCAGAAATTGAAAGTGGAGAAGGTAAGCTAATGGATAAGTTTATCGCTGGTAACGATGAAGGAATTATCTTTGATGGTAGAACACTTATTCCTGAAGACCTAGATGAAGCCAAGTTAGCAAGACTTGGTATTAATGAGTATGGTAAGCAAGTTGAACCTGAAGACTCAGATGATGATGAAGCATTTGAAGAACCTGAAGCTGATGAAGATGACAGCGAAGATGAAGAATGGTAAGCCAGTAGTATTTCTCTATAATGGAGTGATACCTAAAAGTGGTAAAGCTATAATTGAGTTCGGTGGTATTAAATTATGCCATCGCTCAATAAGAGCAGACAAATCAGACCTATTGGTTCATGTAGATACAAAGATTATTGTTAGGTCTTATCCTATTAAAACAGATAGAGGTATTGTGCTTGATGATATAGCCAACAACATAGATAAACTAAAGCACTTCATAGAAGCTCCTGAAGCTTATTTATTGGAAGAACGAGTAAAGTTATCAAAGAAAGAAGAAGATGTCTCTAACACCCCTAGCAATGCTGATAAGAAGCCATCATATTCAAGAGCTGGAAACTATGCTCACTTAAATGATGATAACCCTAGTTGTGTTACTGGATGTGGTAGAAAAGAGAAGAAAAGATTTAATGTTGGAGAAGCTAAATGGTAAATTGGGTATGTAATGGCAAAGAAATGTTATCTCACGATGACTTTACAGATGATGTAGTTGGTTTTATATATTTGATAACTTACACTAACGGACAACAATACATAGGTAAGAAACTTATTAGAAGTATAGTGAAACTGAAACCAACGAAAGAACAGTTGGCTATTAGAAAGAACTACTCAAGAAAGGAGATGAGAAATAAACCATTCGTTAATTATGTTGGTTCTCACAAGACTGATAAGTACATGGAAATACAAAGTAGAGAAATGATTGAGATATGTTCAGACAAGATTAACCTTACATATTGTGAGATTAAATGGATGATGAAATATGATGTTTTAAATAATGACAAATATCTTAATGGGAATATTGCTGGAAAGTTTTTCCAAGGCAAAATAAAGAGAGGTATATAATGCTAACACTAGAGATTTATGAAGAGTTAACAATTCAATGGTCAGAAGATAGAGGTATCATACAGAACTCTACTGATGTGTCACAAACATTAAAGCTAATGAGTGAAGCTGGAGAGCTTTGTGATAACATAAACAAGGGTAGAGATGTAAAAGATGATATAGGAGACTGTTTAGTATGTCTTACTAACATAGCTGCTATAAGAGGACTTACATTAGCTGAATGTTGGGATGTAGCATATGATGACATTAAAGATAGAAAAGGTCACATGAATAGCAATGGTGTATTTATTAAAGAAGGAGATGTAGGATGAGTTTAGGAGATGATTTTAAACAGAGATGTCATAAGCAGATGCAGAAAGAAGTAAGTTACAATGCTAAGAAGAAGAAAGAGTATAAAGCTGCAAAGAAAAAAGAACAAGAGTTAACTAATGAACACTCTTGATAAATGCTTAGATGCAATAGAAGCTAGACAGCTAGAGAATATGGTTCATCCTCTTCTTAATCCAGACTCTAAACACTACAGTATGGTTGATGGAATTGAAGCCATTAGCAGAATGGAAGATATGTATTCTAAACATGAGTTGCAGATATGGGCTAAGATAACTGCTATGAAGTATAGACTTAGAATTGGGAACAAAGATGATGCTCACAAGGAAGTGAATAAGATAAAGACATATGAGGCTTACTATGAATACTTAGAAGCTCAATTAAAAGGAAATATACAATGGGAAAAATAGTAATTAAATTTAACAAGAAAAACAAAGCAGAGTTCGATATTGAAACAGATAATGATTCACAAGCTTTTACAGCACTATTAGGATTAGAAGCCTTTATAGCTGCTAAGAGTGACTTGCCAGTGTCAGAGATAAGAAGTATTATGGATGAGATGAAGCAAGACTTAGAAGTAAAGGATAAATAATATGCTTCCTATAGAAACAAAGAACCCTATGTTCGGATTGTATTTATATCCTACTGCTAAAGAAATCATGGAGAGACAACAAGACATAGGTTGGTTTGCTCAAGAGATTAAAGTAGAGAAAGATATACAAGATTATAAAGTGAACATGGATACTCAGTCATATGAGCTAGTCCTTGTTACACTACAGTTGTTTGTAGAGATAGAACAGAATGTAGGAGACATTTGGACTAAGATAGAGAGTTGGTTTCCTCACTCAGAGATAGAAGGTGCTTGTAGTGTTATAGCTTCAATGGAAAAGTCAGTTCATGCTTTCTTTTATCAGAAGATGTCAGATGTATTGAATGTTAATCCTGAAGACACACTCAATGCTCAGAGTACAGTTGTAGCACTTAGAGATAAGTTAGAGTTTCTTAACAATATTCTAAATAATGCTTCAAACAACAAACCATTAACACTAGCAACAGTAGCTATGATTGAACAAGTCCTTCTGTTTAGCAACTTTGCTATGCTTAAATCGTTTCAAGCCAATGGTAACAACTTAATACCTAATACTATTTCTGGTGTTGATTATGTGGTTAATGATGAAGTTCTTCATGGAGAGTTTGCTTCTTATCTATTTAATACTTATGTTGATGAGCAAGGAAGTCATGCTAGTCCACAGCTAAGAAGCGATATTCATATGGTTGCACATCAAATTATACAACATGAAGATGCAGTAATAGACCATTTGTTTTTAACTAAAGACAGATATATAAACGGTGTTAACAGTAACCAGCTGAAGAGTTTCATTAGACATAGAGTTAATTATGTTTTCAACTCAATCGGTATGGAAGACAAGTATCAAGTTGAAGATGAGACAATCGCTAAGTGGTTTTATAAAGGTGCTAATGCTATTAAGATGCATGACTTCTTCGTTAAGGGAACCAACTCATATAGCAGAACATGGAGTGAAGACTCTTTTACAAGATTAGGGGTAGCAAAATGATAGACACAAAGTATGAAGAATATAGTAATGAGAGAAAAAGATTACAGTCAATAGGAGAAGCTCCTGAATGGTTGTCAACAGCTGGTTATCAACTGTTAATGGATAAGAACTATCTGAAACAATGGGAAACTCCTAGAGGTTCTTATGAAAGATTAGCAACTAGAGCTGCTGAGTTGACATCTAAGAATGTAGACCCTAATGAGTTTGGCTATGAGACTTGGTACGAAGCCTTCTATGCTGTACTGTGGAATGGTTGGCTAAGTCCTTCTACTCCAGTGCTAACTAATTTAGGAACAGATAAAGGTCATCCAGTATCTTGTAGTGGTTCTTATCCTGAAGATTCTATCAGAGGTTTCTATGAAACAAGAATGGAACTAGCTCAACTTACTCAGAGAGGTTATGGCACTTCAGTTGTACTAGACCATATCAGACATAGAGGTGCTCCAATATCTAAAGGTGGTAAAGCTTCTGGAGTTACTCAACTACTTAAAGGTGTAGTTAGAGATATGCAAGAAGTATCTCAAGGTAGTTCTCGAAGAGGTTCTTGTGGTCAGTACTTAGATGTTATGCACCCTGACTTCGATGAAGTATGTGAACAGCTCTTAGCTGACGATGAAGGGCTAAACATTGGTTGGACTATGACTGATGCCTACAAAGAGTTATTTAGCTCTAACCCTGAGAGAGCAGATAACATTTGGAGAAAGACACTCAAGACCAAGATGGTTAAAGGTAAAGGTTACTTCTGGTTTAAAGATAAAGTTAATCGTCATAGACCACAGATGTATCAAGACAAAGGTTTGCTTGTTCACAATAGTAACTTATGTGCAGAGATTAATCTATTCAATGATAAAGACCATACATTCACTTGTGTTCTATCTAGTGTTAATGTTTCTAAGTATGATGAATGGAAAGATACTAAGCTACTACAAATATCAGCAATCTTTTTAGATGCAGTTATATCTGATATGTTAGAGAAGGCTAAGACTGAAGTAGGTTTTGAGAAGGTAATTGCTTTTACTGAGAAATCAAGAGCTATTGGTTTAGGTGTACTTGGTGTATCTACTTACTATCAAAAGAATAGTTGGGTATTTGGAGGTTTACAATCAAGAATGTTTAACACTAAGTTCTTTAAAGAGATGCAATCTGAAACACTATTAGCTTCTCAATATATGGCTAAAGCTGTTGGAGAACCTGAATGGTTAGAAGGCTACGGAGAAAGATGGTCACACAGAACTGCTTTACCTCCAACAATGTCAACATCAATACTTCAAGGTGGTGTTAGTCTTGGAATAGAACCAGTGTTTGCTAATGTATATGTTCACGATACTGCTGGTGGTGCTGTATATAGAGTTAATCCTCCATTCCTACAGTTGATGAAGAACCGTGCTCAATACAGTGAAGAGACTATGACTAGAATAGCAACCAACAATGGTTCAGTTCAAGATGAAATATGGTTAACTACTGAAGAGAAGGCTGTGTTTAGAACAGCATTTGAAATTAGACAAGATGATATACTTGAGATGGCTTCAGCTAGGCAACCATTCTTATGTCAAGGTCAATCAGTAAACCTATTTTTTGATAACTCAACTACTGAACAAGAGATTTCAAGAGTACATAACATAGCATTTGAAGATGAATACATCTTTAGTTTATATTACATTCGTAGTCTTAATGGTGTTTCAAAACACAAAGTAACTGAATGTTCAGTTTGTGAAGGATAGCAAGTGAAAGCAACTTTATTAATGTCAACAGAACAAAGTCTTATTGGAGAATGTGCAAAGATTTGCTATGCTTCAAAAGCATTAGGAGATGATGGAAAGGATATAACTTCTTCCATCGTTCATGGTCACGGTCATCTAGCTAGTCTTCGCTTCGCTTATGCAACCATACATATAGAAGGTATCTCGGTTGCTTGTCAGAACCAGATGGTTAGAAGTAAGCACTTAGACTTTATGGTTCAATCTAAAAGATATGTTAGTGCCGATAAAGGAGAATTTCAATTCATTATGCCAGAAGGGCTAGATGATATTGAAGAGCTTACTATGAAAGAGACATGGGAAACATTGCTGGAAACCTACAAAGCACTATTGAAGATAGGTGTAAAGAAAGAGGATGCTAGAGCTATACTACCAGCTAACACATCAACTAAGATGAATGTCACTGGCAACTTACAAGCTTGGTGGAGTTTCTTTGAACTAAGATTAAACTCTCATGCTCAAAGGGAAATAAGAAATGTAGCCATAGATGTATATGGTCTACTGAGAAAAGCTTATCCTTTAGTTTTCACAGAAGAACTATTTGTAAAACTTAGTTAGAAATTATCTCCATAGTTGTTGGACACTCTTTGTGTCTGACCAAATACATTCAGAGTAAACTGTAAGTTGTCCTCAGCTTCTTGCTCTTTGAATGAAGCCATTCCAAATTCCTCGTCATCAGACATATGTTCAATCATATAAATAACCCCATTTGCAAGACTATCAATTCTATCATCCGCTCTAAGAGACTCTCGTTCTTTAGTTATCTTACTCCACTGGTATGTAAAGCTATTAACAACAGAACCATTCTTGTCTTTATCTAATGTATCTTTATCGACAATCAACCTATGCTGATTAGCTAATGGTTCAAGAGCTTCAATAATACGAACTTCTTTCTGTCCTCTAACATTCACTTCTACAAGCTTTGTCTTTGGACTTATCATTCTTAAATGAGGTTCTAACATCTTAGTGAACATTCCTCCACCCCAGTTTTCCTCAATCAATAACTCATCAATCTCATAATCCTTACATAGTGTGGCTATGTTAATCATGTTCTCGTCTTCGTAACCACCTTGTAAGCCAGTAATCTTCTTCAAGAATAGTCTAGTGTTTAGAGAGAATATCAAACTGATACCCATCTCATCTTTACCTTTACCAGATGGGTCAAGTGATAACAACTTCATTTCATATGGTGCAACTTCAGGAGCTACGAAAGATGGAGCAAATAGCTTATCTGCTTTGAAACCATTGTGCTTAATATATAAGTTGTTCTCAGGCATAGAAGAGTGAGATATTTTAAGTGGAGCAACATCATTATCTATATCCATAACAATCAAGTCACTAAGCTTGAGAGGAAATCTTAAATCATCAGCATCAGATACATCAAGTTGGTACTGAAGCTTGTACTTAGACTTACCAATACGAACCTTCTTAGACATAAGGAACTCTTTGTTTAATCGTTCATCAACAGCAAGCCCTATTAAGCCCTCTGCAATCATATCTTGGACAAAAGGTGCTAAACCACCAAAGTAGTTTGCATCGTCTTCAGGAACCTCTGCTGGTATAAAGAATGGTACAACTCCTCTATCAATCCAATCAACATACATAGAACTCATAGAGTGTGGAGTACAACAAGTAATAGACTCATCTTTACCAGACATCAAAAGGTTTTGAGCTTCCATACAATATGTATTATTCTTCTCCATCATAACTGTAGACTCAACAGACTGAGCAGTTTCAACATCATCATAGATTACAAGTGAAGCACGGAACCCAGCTAGCTGATTACCAGCACCAACAGCATAAACAGAAGCACTATCTGAAGCACCAGCACCAGCAACATCAAACATCTGTGTAGAAGTTCTTTGCTTATTGTGTTGTGGCATCATTGGTTTAGTTAATGGAAGTAGACCTATAAGCTTCTTTACAAACTGAGTGTAAGACTTTGCTCTATCAGAACCAGCAGACATAACAAGTATCTTTTCATTTGGGTCATTTAATAATCTCCAAGTGATATAGATTTGAGATGTTAGAGATTTAGATAATCCCCTCATGGCTGCAACTAGTCTGTGCGGGTTACTTGTATCAGACATAAACTTAGCCATCTCTAGTTGTGCTCTAGTTGGAGATGGTAGGTTAAGATATGCGAAACAATAAACATAGAAACATAAGAAGCTATCTTCTAATGAAGCATTAGTATAGTACTTGTCATCTTCGTTTACAGCACCCCAAGGAGTTTTGTTTAATCTATCTAAGTAATAATCAAAGTTAAATCTTGTCAGCTTTTTTCCTTCTATCTTGTGCTTCTTTAAGTCTTCTCTTTATATCATCCTCTTCTGTGCTTACAGCTTTCTCTGATATAACATTGTTTTTAGCTAGGTAGGATACAACTGTATTTAAAGCTGGTAGCTCTTCAGTAGTATCATCTGATAAGCATTCTATCATCTTTTTTCTTACAAGCTCATCTAGCTTATCTAAGTCTTCTTGTTTACCCATTAGTATCCTCCCAGTTGCATTAGTTGTTTGTTATGGTTTACTACCGCTGGGTCAAAGAAAGACTTAACAGCTGAGATACCTAGACCCTGAGGAGCATTCATCATAGAATACATAAGGATTGTATCTTCATCCATACCCTTATCCATCAACTCATTACGAGCATTTAGACCTATGTATGTTCCACCTATACCACCCATAAACTGTATAGCACTGTATTTATCTGCTCTCTTTATACCTTGAATACCATGTAAATTGAACTGTTGCATCGGATAAGCTACTAGAGTTGTGATAATTCTACCTAGTGAACTTGTTCTTGCAAACAAAGGAGTTTCCCCTACTGTTGTTTCTGGAGTGATAGCTTGGTTCATATTAAACATCATCTCTTGGTAGTCATCTTTAACTTTTCTAGGCATAGCTTCTAAGTCTACTTTCTGAAGAACTTCATTCTCATCAAATACCATATATGGTTTCAATGCTTTCATTCTAGCTTCACTTATACCAAACTCAGTATATCTTTCAAGTGGTATTCCGTTCTCCATACCATTGGCTATTCTACCTAGCTCTTCAGTATGAGCAATCTTATTGGCAAGTTGTAGTAAATCAGTGATACCTGATAGACCTGAGAAGTAAACAATCAAGTCTCTAAATCTCATAGTGCCTTCTCTGAATTGTGAAAAAGCAGTTTCTCCACTCTCCACAAACTCATTAGAAAAACCTCTATGTGCATACTTGAGATTAATTAAATCTGTTCCTCTACCTAATGAACCTATCTTGGCAAGTTGGTTAACCATCTCACTACCTTTGCCATATTTAGAACTCATAGCTTTACCTATGTTATTTAAGCCATTAAAGAAACCATTGGAGAATAATGTTTGGATTATCTCTGTTGGTGTGGAAAGGGCAACCAAAGGAAGCTTACCACCTAATGTAATGTCTTTCATAGCATTTGAAATAGTATGCAAGAAGTCATTATCAACTGGCATTGGTTCTCCCATAACCAAAGACTTAATCTGTTTAGCTTGTCTACCTAACATTCCATCTTGTTCAGCAACCTTGAGTATCATGTTATCAAGTTTAGTCATTGAAGTAATACCTTCTCTTGAGAGGGCTGCTGAAGAATACATCTGGTTTCCAAGCTTATCAATAACAGAAGCAGAACTTCTATCTAGTACAGCATTGAATGTTAATCCTTTTATACCAAGACCATCAACTCCCTCTTTAAGAACTTTCATATCCATATCTATTCTAAACTTAGCTCTATTGGTTCTGTCTTTAACACCAGTGATAGCATCAAGAATATCATCAACTTCTTCGCCTTCTTTAAAGACATTCTTATCTGATAGCATTGCAATTACTTCAGACTTAGCATTAGCAGTTGCATCTTGTCCAGCAGTTCTCCAACCTTGAACTAACTTCTCAGCTATCTTTCTAGCACCTTTGCTTTTGATTGATTTAGCTAACACATCTGTAAAGGCTTCAACTTGATTGTCTGTCATAGTCTTTAAAGCATCTTGTATTAATGCTGTTCTCCAAAGTCTAGGAACATAGTTAGGAGTGAAGGTTACTTTCTCAAAACCATGAGTTTTATATTCTTTGTTGGCTATAAGCATATCAGCAAACTTATCATTCATTAGCTTAACAACATCATTAACAGCTTTGCTATCAGATTTAACTAGACCTTCTTTTACATCTAGTACAAGCTCTCTAAACACTTCCATCTCGTTAGTGTTGTTAAGTATCTTATCTTCAGTGATACCTTTCTCTTGCATCCATAACCTAAAGTTAGCTGTCTCAGACTTGTTGTAATCAGCAATAGCAGCTTTAAACCATTCATTCTTCATAGTCATAGCTCCACCACCGAAGTCTTTATTGTAAAGCATCTTCTGTATAAACTCACTAGCACTACCACCAGCTTTCAGGAAAGGTGCTGAAGTTGAAAACAGTTGTGAGTAAGCTTTCTCTGCAATAGCAGCAGCAGACTTTCTCCACTTACCAGCATTGTTCATACCTTCTTCATGTACGATACCAGTTGTAGCTTTAGCCCAAGACTTCTTTAGACCTTCCATCTTGCCACCAACTCCAGTTTTTGAAGTAGCCAATGCATGAATAGCTTGTCTGTTAGCAAGACCAAATACAG